CTTCAAAACGCGGTTCGTACTCATGCCGATCTGCGCTGCGATCTGCGCGCCTGTTTCACGACCTTGTTGACCACCACCAGACACTGTGATGTTATTCGTTTGGTTTATCGTTACTCCGCCCATTTTATCATTCGGGGTGACTTTAGATCCACGAGGTAAGTTAACTAACTCCGGACCTTTTTCACCGACAAGTGACAAACCTCCTGCCGCGAAGTCTGTGCCACCTGCGAAGGCGTTAAATCCCGGTGAGAAGAACTCATCCAGGCTAACACTGCGCGATGTCGCACCGGAAGACCCACCGAACAAACCACCGATGCCACCGAATATATCACCGAGTAGACCACCGCTGGAAGAACCACCACCACCGCTACCACCACCACTGAAACCACCACCGATTGATTGCGCGAGTTGTCTGCCGAGGTCTTTGGCTATCAAGTTCGTGAACTCGTTAAGTATTGCCATCGCCATATCACGGAATGCTTCTTCCACTGACTTCGTACCATCCATGATGTCATCGAAGAAATCAGTGAATGGACCTTCCAGTGTATCCGAAACTTCTTTGCCCAGTGTCTTATACTGAGCACCTAGTTTAACGATGCTCGCTTTGTGTTGCATGATGCGCGGGTCACTATCAAGCACACCCTTTTCACGAAGCACCGCGATATATTTCTCTTCCGCCTCGATAAGTTTATCCAACGCCTTGTTGTGGGCATAGGCGGCATCGCGCGCGGATAACAAACCGTTCGCTTCGTCGGCAGATATCTGCGCATCTATCATGTTAGCCTGCGCTTGCAGTGTGGCGATATGTTTCTGTTCTTCAAGGTTCAGGTTTTGAAGGGACAACATGCCCCTCGTCCGCTCTTCATTCAATAGTCGATCAACCGTCACGGCATCCATACCGGCATCCACTAATCGTAACCTGGTCTTCTCTAGGTTAATCTCTAACAAGTTTTGTTTCTCTTGCGTCGTACCGTACCGCATGATCAACTGCTCTAGTTCCTTTGTCGCCGCCGCGGCATCGTTCTTGGCTTTCGTAGAATCCTTGAGGGACTGAGTGGTTCTGTCATGTGCCTCTTGTTCTTTTATGATGGCAAGGATCAGCGCCTCAGTATCGCCTTTGTAATTTGCGACGGCCTCTGATAAATCACCATACCGTAATCGCTGCTCTAGTAGTTTCGCACCTTTGAGACCTAGTTGCCCTGTCTCGGCACGGATACTAAAGATCATCCCTTCAAGTTCTTTTGCCGCTTCCTTGTTGGCATCGGTTAACGACCCGGTAGCCTCTGCCGAATTGGTTTTCGCTATTGCCGCTTCTTTTTCTTGTTTTGTGTACGAGGCAAGATTTCCCATCGCGGCGGCAACTGACCTAGAATACTCTGAGTTAACCGTTGTGGCGAGTTTACCCGAGGCAATGGATTCTTCCCTAACCTTGTTAAGTTGTTCGATGCGGATCTTAAATCGGTCAATGGCCTTAGGTACTTCTTTCGCCCCGCCTTCAATGATGAACGCCGAAGCGAGTGCCTTCTTAACTTCCATTGCTGTTTTTATTGCTGCTGGACCTAATATGTAGATATCGTTATGCAGCGCGGCAATATCGTCACGCGCCAACTTGTTAATCGTACCTATCCTATTCCATGCCGAACCTATCCGATCTGGTGCGTTGGTAAGTTCGTCTAACGCACCACTTAAATCTCCGCTAAGAAGTTTCGCATTGGAACGGAATAACGCCATCATCGGACCAGCGAATACTTCAAAGAACGCTTCCGTTTTAGCCGCCACGGCCCCTATGGCAAGACCCATCGCACCAAAACCGAATGTTACCCCGTTCATTATAGGCACAAGGATGGACGACAAGGCATCACCACCCTCTGCCATACGGTTAAACATGTTATCGATCGCACGAAGGTTGCTTGTACCGGCATCGGTTAAATCGCGTAAGGCAGGGTTCACACCCGCAGCAAGTGTTATCTGCAAACTCTCGAACGCAGAACCGAGTGCTTTGATCGAACCGTCTAGTGTATCGGTGTTCTTAATTTGTTGTTCGTACGCCGTTCCCGTATCGGTTAGTTTCAATGTTAAATTTTGTAGTTCATCGATTTGAGCAACGAGTTGGTTTGCCGCAACCACTGATCGCAGACCAAATAACTTGGTCATTTCCGCTGTGGTGTAACCTTCGGCTTTTAGATTTGTTAACGCCTGCGATAGACCGACGATTTCAGGATTAAGGTCATCCCGACCCGTTGCCGCAAGTTTTAAGAATACGTTACGAAGTGCAGAACCTGCTTCACCACCCTTGATACCAATCTTAGCAAGCAGTTGGATCGCGGCATTTGTTTTCTCGAACGATATTCCCGCAGCGGAGGCAACCGTACCCGCGAACTTCAATGCTTCGGCTGTTTCACGTACTGCCGACGAACCAAACTTTGCGCCCGCTGCTAGAACGTTAATGAACCGACCTGCTTCCTCAGCGCCCGCGCTGAACTGGTTTAATGATGTTCCCAACGTATCGGCAGAAGTGGCAAGGTCTTGTCCTGTTGCTTCTGCGAGTGCGATTGCCTGTTCTGTTACAAACGAAAGGGCCTCGCCAGATTCAAGTAAGTCAGGTTTCGCTGAGGCGATAAGTTTCAACGCCGTCGCTGCCTGTGTTGCGGATAACGTTGTTGTCTTGCCGAACTCTTTTGCTTTGTCGGCTAAGAACTCAAGGTCTTTTCCTGTCGCACCAGTGATCGCACCCAAGTTGGCGATTGATTGCTCGAACTCTTTACCGGAGGATGAAATACCTTTGAGAAGTAATCCTATACCGGCACCAGCGATTGCGCCACGCAAGGAAAACACCTGTTTACCAAGACCTTTGAACGCCCTACCGACCTGCCTTGTTGCGGACAGGGCCTGTTTGGCGTCAACCTTTATACCGAGTATCGTGATTTCACTCATTTCTGGTTCGCCTTATGCGTCGCGAAAACTGAATCAAGTCCTTGCACAACTTCTATGAAGTAGTCAGGGTCCTTTATGTTAAACGTGGTTATGTAAGACAGTACGCTTGTCATAGGGATAGCTTGTGGCGAACCGTTGGTGTATTCGCGGGATCTAGATAACGTGATAAAGCCCGAAAAATAAAACACCATATCTTGAAACAATTCAGGTTTGTCATCAAGCGCCGAAGGTTTACCCCCACTGCTTTGTTTAACACTACGTAAGAACTGTTCATTCTGCCCCCACTCTAATTGCCAACCTAAGACTTTTTTACGTTATCCAATCCATCTTCTTCAACTTTGCGTTTAAAGTTCTCATTGTTCACACCGTGGGCGGCAACGAGGTCCCTGAACGAGGTGTAGTTAGGATCGGAAAGTATTTCGAACGCTTTTTCTTTACTGTACTTAACATCTTCGCCATCAATGGTCAAACCTTTCCAACCTAACAGGACGCAGTCGGCGAGCGATTGCGTGAGAATGGACTCCTGTTCAGCCTGCATATCCTCGCCTTTGCGTTCGCGAGCGATATAATCGTCGGTCATGAGACTGCGGAAGTGTGTCATGTACGAAATACCGGCAGCGCGACCAATCAACAAAGCAGTACCGTCGGCGTCAACTTCTACCCACGTACCAGTGATGGAACGTTCTGCATCTATATAATAATTTCCTAAGTCCATTGTCTTTACCCTCTATGGATTGTGTTGTTTAAATTAATCTAGTATGTCGATTTGCATGGCGTATAAACCACCGTCATCAACAAACGCTGCCCAACTGAAGTCTTGCATCACGTCATTATTTGAGCCTGTGGCAACAACCGTTGCTTCGGTTAGTCGTGCGTTAGGGATTGTGATGATGTAACTCGTACCATCGCTGTCCGTGGTTTGAGTACGGAAGTTTGTAGTCGTACCTGCAACGAACTTGTCCAACGTGTCGTTGGTTTCAAAGTACGCACTAAACGATCCAGTAATTTCACAACGACCTGTTGCAACACCCGCTAACACGTCACTACCTACAATATCTTGTGGTCGCGTGTTGTTGTTCAAGTCAATGCTGATAGATTTAAAGAATACGCTCGATACCGCTTGACCGCCTTCCCAAATACGACCAACGTTACCGGAGGCGTTCATAACAGGGTTACTTGATGAATCGGTTACCGCCGATGCAACGGTGACTGAAGTTGCAACCTGAGACTTACCAACAAAGGCGAATGAACCAGTTAGGATTGATTGTGTTTCGTAACTAATGTTCATGCCGCCAACGCGCATTCCAGTGAACTGATGGAACGCACTTACATCGGCGAATTCTTTTTCAAGTGTGAACGATGTCGGTGTTACGCCGTTTCGCATGTGATTACCTTGCGCGAGTGTACCCGCTGCGAAGACGTCACTGGTAAATGATGCGGCGCTGCCCGTTGAAGCGTCAGCAAGGAATACGAGGCGCGTACTGGCATTGATTGTGCTTACGCCAGTTACACGGTAGTCGCCGTCATTGGCAACTGCCGATGCGCCACTCACTCGTAAGAACTGACCTGAGACAACTGCGTTAAGCGCACTTGCATCCGCGTGGATATGGGCACCAGAAAAATGCGCCGAAGCCACGCCAACAGAAACGCGCGTATCTGTGAAGGTGCTTTGTAGCGCGCCTTCCATGAACGCGTCCCAATCGCCCGCTTTAAATTCAAAACCAATGTCCCCTGATGCGCCGCCGCCGACTTTAACAATGTCTGCAACGTTACGATCAGCACGAATGGTTTCTGATGTTACTGTTGTGATGTCTGATTTGAAACTTTCCGAGGTGATCGGAAGGTTCGTCATGTTTGGTCCGGTTGGCGTCACACCCCAAGTAGTTTCCTTGATGTAACGAACGCCGACCCGATTACTGTCTGAAAAACTTGGCATGATGTTGTCCCCAATAATAAAGTTTAGTTAGCAATATCAAAGGGGCTGTCGCATGTAGTGGCTTTTGAACGTGTACATGCTGCGCGTTTGGTGTTTCCTATTATACGGTTTATCGTAAAAACACGCAAAAAACGACATTCTTCATTAGTAGGTTCTTATATAGGTGGTCGTAGGTGGTTGATTTAATTAGGGAAAAATAAATGTGTACATCATCGTGTAAACACGTATATTTAATCCCAATAACGCATCAAACAACAGAAAGGATAATAAAATGAAGACACGCAAAACAACTTACTTATTAGACGGTAACGGCAACAAACTTAACCGCAAGGTTCGCCGCGACAAAGATGGCCTATATGTTATCCGTTACGGTTCACGAGGAACAATAAAGAAAACGGTAAAGACTGATGATAGCGTTGAAGGTTACCATTTGATTTATGTAACACGCCAAGTAGATTACTACACAGAATTTTAATGACAGCCCCCGAAAAGGGGGCAAAGGATTTTATCATGCGCGAACAATTTAGTACACCAAGTCACACATACAAAACTTACGTCAATGCCACGAAGATTATCGACGCACTTGAAGATGGAGATTATTCTTGGCATGTTGCGGTCACTCGTAACGGTCGTTTCTATCCTGTGATCTCAATGCGTGAACCAACAGTTCGTTTACATAATGGTGGTGAAGCAAATTTTCATTACTTCATTGAAAACAAGTGCTGCGTTTGGGTTGGTTAACAAATAAAACAACAACCGCCCCCGAAAAGGGGGCAAAGGATTTTGATATGAACACAATAGACGACATGACACCACGCCAAAGAACTTACGCCTTAAAGAAGTTTGATATTCGTATTGATTCAATAACCGAACAGTACGGTTACACTGATTCCTACGAAGTCTGTTTCTCAGATGGTGTTATCGAACAAGTCGATGCCTTTCATTCGTGCAAACAATTCGACGGTGCGGCGGCAGTCATCAGTGAGTGCCGCGAGATCGCAACGTACAAACGTTTAGAACAGTGTATTAAAAATAAAGGAGAATAACATGAACGCAAAACTAAAAAGAATAATGAACGAGGCCAATATCGCTCTCAGCAATTTTCGTTCACAGGAGGACGTGGACACGCTTAGACCGTTACGTTTTAGATCAGAGTCACTACGCCTTGCACTAATACGGTATAACGATGTTGAGGACGTTTGTGCCGATCTTCTCAACAGGGCGAACGACCTGTACCAAGATTGTGTGATAACAATAGAAGGCGGTGAATAAAATGAACAGGATTTTTAATATAGTACATGACGAACTCATGTTTGATCGCGAAGTAAGTGACTTTGAAATTTACGGCGATGTGCAGCCGTTCACCAAAGAAGGTTTTCCGATCTTCGTGCAATGGTGCAAAGACAACGGCGTTCATTATTACGGCGAGGTCAGCGAAAACTTCTTTCCTGCCACTGGACTTCGACAAGCACAACGCGCAGGGTTAACTAAAATAATATTGGAGGACTTATCATGAACGAAGAAGTAGAAAAATGTATTCGGTGTAGTGCAGAGTTACAAAGTGAGATCGCATTGCAGACTGGCATCTGTGCCGAGTGTTGGACGGAGGATGACGAAGACGAGTCGTTAGATTTCAATGACGCAGAGTAACGTGGACGATCTAGTTGTTGTGTATAGTCGCACCACAAAGAATTATTACATTAACAAATTAGGAACAGGTTACTTCGCAGGTTTCTCGAACAAGTTACCGATGTTCGAAGGTCTTGGCGAAGCAAAACCTTATGAAACTAGACTTACCGCGGTAACTCAGATCATGTTGTTGCAACGAAAACCGCTTTCTGTTGTGTAAACTATTCGCCGTCCTTCGGGGCGGCTTTTTTTATCTCTCGTTTCAACCATTCTTCCCACGCCTTGATCATGCCTTTAGCAAGGCGCAATAACGTCTCGTGGAGTATTATCGAAGACCGACTCATCAGACTGTATGAACGCCATCCCAGTAGAACGGTATTGCCACGTTGACCTGATACCACTGCTCGAAGTCGCCCACGTTTGCGATGGATGCGGATTCGAATGTGATACCACTGAACTGTTGGTCTCGGTATATGGCAGCTATATCGTCACCATACCCTCGTATGGTAGCAGTACCGGTTTCTTTTGGTGTGTACATGTAAACGACAACGAGACCCCGAACTCTATGCACACCGCGAGACCCGATGGTTATGCGTTCTGTGGGCTCCTCGAATATGCGAATAGCGACCCACGGTAGGTCCTTGGGCGGATCGAAGGCTACGTTGTCGTATGCGATGGGTGTGGTTGCCCAATTATCGGCTAACCGTTTTTCAATGTCTCTGCGTGCTGTGGCAAAACTCATTTGAAGGCTTCCTCTAGTTCTTTTGCAAGTTCGCGTTTAACTTCTGTTAACGTGCGCTGAATCATATAACCTTTCCCTGACTGATTTGATCGACCGAGTTCCAAGATTGGTATGTACGGCACGGCGTTCGTCACAAACCATACCGGGTCACTGCCGCCCGGTGGGCTTCTTTTAACAGGCCAAATTTCACCCTTCTCTGGTGCAGAGGGATCTACAACATCGGGGTTTATTAACCATCCGCCCCTCGCTCGACCAGTATCGACCGGTGTTCGTTTAGTAATGCCTTTGTATAATTTAAACGCGGCTAACTTAGCAACAGTCTCTGGCGCGACATTAAGTTTCTTTGCCACACGTTCGATGACGGTATTGAAATTATTGCCGCCGGTAACTTTAATCATGGTCTGCGCAGGTTGAACTCTACAACCGCCTCAACAGGATCGACCGAGTAGTCCGCGACGTTATACCTCACGCTTGCTCCAGCCTCAACCCGTTTAATGTGGTCGCGCATATCTAACGCAATACCACCGAACGATGCGTATACCGCCAACGCTTTTTTATCACCGGGCAACACCTTCTCGTTATCTATTTCTCGGTTGTTGTGTTCAAGGAAAACCATCGACACGAGTTTGTTACTCGTTGTGTTCACCGGTACGCCCGCTGAAACATCGTACGTGGTGGAACCGTGAGTATAGTAGTTAACGGATTCCTTGATGTCACCGATTGCGGTAAACACGGTACCGGCAGCGTTTTTCAATGTGTCTTTTAAACCCATGTCTAAGTCCTCACAAGAGTGGCAGTGGTATCACCGCCCTTGTTCCTTACTACACCATAGGGTTCCACGATTGCCTGAACACGATCAGGAATGCCACCGTACTGATCACGATCATCCGCTGCAACTTCGAGTTCCAAACTACCAACCTTAAGTTTCTTAAAACCAGCGGTGTCAGGAACTGCGAATGGGTCGCCAGAACTTATAATGTTGAACGCGAACTCCGTCGTAGCATTCTTCAACCATACCGGAACAATATCACTATCCATTTCGTAACCGTCTAGGTCATAGACCCCGTAACGCGGCCAACGAAGGTTCTGTTCGATGCGATGCTCAGAAACAATGTCCCCGTTCCATTCAACCCATACATCTAGATACTCTGTCGCTGTGATGAGAGCGTTTTCTCGAAGCGCGGACGTGTATGTTGACCATGTAGATGTGAACGAATTGTGGTCCGAATAATCAAGCGCGCTAGCCATGCTCACATAACTGTTAGCGCTAAGACCGCCTACTGATGAATCAATACCGTGTGCCATTGTTATACCTCGTTAAGAATACGCGACGCACTTCTCACATGCTGTGCCTGTAACGTCTTTGATTAAATGTGCTTGGCGCAGCTTGACAAAAACCTCGCTGTTCCAGGCATCCATAAAGCGAGTGTTATTTAAATCACCCATTTCAAACCGCCCATCATGATCGAAACAACATGCGGATAATTTACCGTCCCATGTAATATGACCTTCGGTGAATGCTGCCCAACAAGGTAGCGCGTCACGTAGCGCGCCTGAACGTCCACGGTTTCCAGCGGTAGCCGTCCAGCCTTTTTCCTGTTCTTTTATTGTAACTAGGTCGGCCTGATTATATAAAGGTAGCGCATATATCTCGTCTACAGTAGGCGCCATCTTGTCTGCCATAACCTGCATGCGTTCACCTTGCTCACCATCGTACTCAATGTATGACGCATATAAACCGCATCGGTGCCCAGTCGCAACTTCTACCTCATCGCGGATACGTTTAGCTTCAACCATATTAGACAACATAGCATCGAACAGCTTGCGCTTAACTTGTGCAATGTCTTCGAACTGATCACCGTCTGCATAGTTAAGTGACCATTTCAAACTATCTAAACCGTTCTCAAAACACTTTTTAACTCGTTCAGGTTTAGATAACGAACCGTTCGTGGTGAGGAACACATAAGGGAACTTGGCGACATGCTTTGCGAAGTAGATAGCTTCTTCTAACCACTTACACATAAAAGATTCGCCTAAGTAAAACAAACCAATTTCTTCTACCCCTGCCTCGCGCATTTCTAGCAGCAACCGCTCAAATTCTGCTCGCGGCATTTCACGTTGATCACGTAACCGTTCGCTCCGTGCGCAGAAGGTGCATTTGAAATTACAGCGCGCAGTGAGTTCAATCTTGACGGATTTCGGTGCGGGTAAGACATCGTGTAGGTATTCGTCAGAGATACCTGTGATGCTGTCTATTCTCTGTGTGATTGTGTTCATAATTTTATACTAACCTCGCTCTGGTGTTGGGGGGTTGAAGGTTGGGCACAGTACGTCATTTTTTTATACTCGTCCCACCACAAAGATGCGTAAGAGCAGCTCGCGTAATCTTTGAAGTAAGGACCGCCTATTGTGAAGTGTATATTACTAAGATCTGATACTGGAACACTCTTGTCGTAACCGACAAGGTGGTTCCAACGTGCGGGCAGTTCACCGATACGTTCATCGTCGCCCAACCATTTGAATTGGTGCAATTCTAAACCGCTCGCGGTGTTGACGTATTCTGGGGTAAGTGCCGTACATGCAGCGCAGTCGATCAACATCACGCTTGACCAGTTTTTCTTTTCATACACGCTTTGCGTTTGACCTAGATACTTGGTTGTTTCTTTTGGTACGTGGTCGTGTTTGACTACGCTCACCGCTGAAAGTGTTTCGAACATGTTAAAACGTTCGTTCCACAAATTATAAATGTCGTCTACCACCAACATGTCGCAGTCCATGAATATCGCATGTCCAACGTAGTCGCACAGGTAAGGAACTAACCAACGACTGAATGAAAAGTCATTGCTTTGCATTGGGTCACGTTCGCGCGTCATCTCCGGTAGTGATGAAAGCATTATGGGGATAATAGAAACCGGTCCGCTTGCGCGCGACCAGATAGAGTGGCACATAGTATGAAACGCTTTGGCTTCTACTGGATCGTATCCGATGAATATTCTTGGTATAGGGTTTGTAGGCATTAGTTTGACTCCTCAACTCTTGTCATGTGTCTTGTTAAATGTTTCCACGGTAAACCTTTCGACATTTCTTCCAACGTCCATTGTGTGTAGGCTATGTTGTTTGACCATTGATCTCTGCTTGAATACTTTGGTGCGTTTATATTGTGTAACGTTCTATTCGCTATGCCGTACACCATAGAACCTACGTCATCGCAGAACACCGCCTTGCCAGCGAGTATCGCATCTACGCCAATGTTCGAACTGAATGTTATAACGGCGTAGGCGTTCGACACGTCAACGTCCAACGACTCAGTTGATCTAGTCGAACCAACGAAAGATGGAGTTGCTTTATCCGCCAATGGGTGCGGTCTAACGATTATTTTCCTATCCGACACCTTACGCAATTTATAAACGGTATCACTCAACCATTGTATATGATCAGTATGCTGTACCGAGGCATCCCATGGAACCTGTCCGCACACCAAAAGATGTTTACCGCTGTTATAAGCAACGAGTGGTTCGTTAAGTAATTTCCATCTATCACTGGACATGTTGTCGTTCAGGAAATCCGCGCGACCGTTAAGGTCGTTCCAACCCGCGGCCCAGTACTTGTCGCGTTGTATGTAACCCATCTCGAGTACAATGGTGTTTAAACCCAACGCTGTACGTGTGTCTAATATTTTGCCCCGATCAAAACTTGCGGGTACGGCTTTCTTACCAACACCAAACACAACGGCAATGTCAGCCGCAATACATTCTTCAACTGTACCCGCAGCAACCCTACAACCAGTTGACGTTTCAATGCCCGCTCCGAAAGCGTTCAACACTTGTGCGTGCAACGCGTTACCGTTCTCGAAGGTAGGAAAGAATATTTTCACGTTCATGCGTGCTTGCTCTTTGCAACGATAACTAGGTTTCTGCCGTGGTTTCCCTTTACGACATGCCCAACATGTTTGTCTTCTTGTGTGTACATTTCCTTGACAACAAACCCACATGACTCGATCAACTCTTGAAACTGTTTAGGGTTGTAGTGTCGAACATGAAACGGGAAGTGGTAACCGTTGTACGGCATGACTTCCTCATTCGGCACAGAACAAATTAACCACTCTGCACTTTTAGAAACTTTGTTTAAATACGTTTCTGGGTTTTCTACGTGTTCGATTGTTTCAAAGGAGACACAAAGGTCAAACATGGCATCATCGAAAGGCCATTCCCCGGATACAAGATCAAGATTGGACAACGTAACGTTGTGGTGTTTGAAGTGTTGGTTGCCGTGTGCTATCGCATCGTCGCTTATATCAACCCCGATCACGGTAGACTTCCCTGATTCGGCGATTATATAAGAACCGTAACCAGTTCCGCACGCGCCATCCAATACCAATGCCCCTTCGATATGTTCTTGTAACCAATTCGCTGCGAATAAATAACGTTCGCGGTGATCGGGTTTTATTTGATCGAGGGTTTTACCGATCTGTCTTTCACCTGTGGCCTTAAGCATGACGAATGATCTCAGGGATAATTGAATCGTGGCGAATTAAGTCAGCGCGCAACATTTTCTCGATTAAATCCTCGAACGATGTTGTTGCTTGCCAACCGAGTTTGTCCCTTGCCTTGCTTGCATCTCCGCATAACAAAGGAACGTCGGTCGGTCGAAACGCATCCGCATCCGTGTTAACGTACTCGCGCCAATCTAAACCGACCAGTTTGAATGTATGATCAACAAGATGTTCGACGCTGTGCGCAACACCCGTGGCGATAACATAATCGTCCGGCGTTGCCATTTGCGTCATTTGGTACATGGCTTCAACGTAGTCACCGGCGAAACCCCAGTCACGTTTTGCGGTAAGATTCCCAAGACTAAGCGTGCGCGTCTTTCCTGAAACGATCTTAGCAACCCCGTCAGTAATCTTTCGTGTGACGAACTCGAGTCCTCGGATCGGGCTTTCGTGATTGAAAAGGATTCCGCAGGAAGCGTGAAGGCCGTAAGCGTCTCGGTATTGTTCCACGGTTGAATGTGCGGCGATTTTTGCAATCGCATAGGGTGATCGTGCGTGCAGGGGTGTCGTTTCATCTTGTGCCTCGCAGTTAACGTGACCAAACATTTCAGAAGTGCTTGCTTGATAAAACTTCGCTTGTGGTGCGACGTGTTTGGTTGCTTCGAGTAAATTGATCACGCCCGTCGCATTAATATCAAAGGTACTGGCAGCGCAATCAAACGATGCGCGAACAAAACTTTGTGCCGCAAGGTTAAAAATGTAA